TTACTCTGCAGGTGAAGTCGGCCACTCAATATCAGGTGCAGTTGATGTATCAACACGATTCAACAATACCCGATATTTATTCCATGCCTCCAGCAACGATCTTTCTTCCTCCGTTGCGATTTCCAGATCTACAGCATCCTGCAGTGGCGCAATATACTCACTGAATTCCTGGATGTAGAACTGTGTGGTGACGGTCTTCCAGCCATTCGGCTCCTGCTGTATCGAAGCATACCAGGCTATTTCAATATCGCTATGCTGCGGCAGCATTTAACCCCTTGTAATTCATCGCCATAATTGATTTAATTCACAAATAAAACTATAATACGGTGAAACTAATGAAAAAAAACACAGATGATGGGGCTAAAATTTACACACCACTTACCCTAAAGCTTTATGACTGGTGGGTTTTGGGAGTATCAAATCGGCTTGCATGGGGATGTCCTACAAAGGAACACCTTCTTCCACACTTTCTGGAACATTTAGGTAACAACCATCTGGATATTGGCGTTGGAACTGGGTTTTACCTTACTCACGTACCTGAGAGCAGTCTGATATCTTTAATGGATTTGAACGAAGCTAGCCTGAACGCGGCATCGACAAGGGCTGGGGAATCAAAAATTAAACATAAAATTAGCCATGATGTTTTTGATCCTTATCCCGCGGCGTTACATGGTCAATTTGATTCCATTTCCATGTTTTACCTTCTTCACTGCCTGCCTGGAAATATATCTACAAAAAGCTGTGTAATACGCAATGCGGCGCAGGCCTTAACTGACGATGGAACTCTATACGGAGCCACAATTCTTGGTGACGGCGTTGTGCACAATAGCTTCGGTCAAAAACTGATGCGCATTTACAATCAGAAAGGCATCTTTTCAAACACAAAAGATTCCGAAGAAGGCTTAACACATATACTCTCAGAGCATTTCGAGAATGTTAAAACCAAGGTTCAAGGTACTGTAGTAATGTTTTCCGCTTCAGGGAAAAAATAGCATCCAACCGCAGCACGTTCTTGCTTAAGACGTGCTGCGGCATAATCCCAATGATTACTCCCTGACAGGGTTCGTAGGCCACTCAATATCAGGTGCAGTTGATGTATCAACACGGTTCAGCAACACCCTGCATGCCTTCCATGCCGCCAGCAATGATGTTTCCTCCTTCGTTGCATATACTGCTCACCTTTTTCACCCACGATTAACCAACAGCCAGACCAGCAGACACGCCACCACCGGCACAGCAAAATCCATCAGGCTTGCCACATCCCATGCACGTGGATCAAAACCGCCCCACCACGGCATGTTAATCCGCTTGCCATGCCCGAACATTTCAATCCAGCGATATTCTGCCTGGGTGTGTTCACGCGCAATGAAGAACGTACAACCGGCTATCGCCCCGTAAGCCCAGTTTCCGGTAAAAAGACCAGCCAGTACCTGCACCGCCACGGCACAAAGCGCATGAAGTATCGACGTGATATCCATCTGCTATCCTTAAAACCACTCCCTGAGCGGGCGCTCTGGTGTAACCACCCACTCACGGAACACGGAATCCTCAAATCCATCGTCAAGAAGACGGATATTAACAAAGTACCCTTCGTTTCGCGTGTATTCTGGTTCTCCGTCATCAGAAACATCTGTCTCCCTGAACGTAAAACCAATCTCATCAACCAGAACGGCATTCTGCAGCTCTTCGTCCTCTTCCCAGTTAAGTTTCCTGAGAAATGCCCTGAAATCTGCTTTATCACTGAAACGCAACGTGAAATCTCTCACTCCACAACCTCCCCAAGCTGCGCATCTGTTAGCTCTTTATGCCAGAGACGAAAATTCCTCACATGCCCAAATAAATGGCGTAATCCTGCTGTAGTTTGTCCACCAATGCGAATGGTTGCTGTACTCCGGATATATTCCCATTTGGTTTTAGTTTCGCTGCTTAACTTACCGTTACTGACTACACATGTGGACCGTTCGGACTTTACCCGCATACCAATAAGCATTTTTTCCAGCCCGGCATTTTCATTTATTCGTCGGTCTGAACCACCTATATCGCAATACGGAAAACCGTCGTACCCACCTGATGAACCAAACCCCATTACGATCCCCGCTCCGGTTTGATGACCGCCGGTATCAAAAACACGCGGCGCTACATTTGGCGTTTTATACCAGTTCTTATGTACCTCACAAAGAACCGTAAAAGGAAGATTATAAAGGTTATTCTTGATTGGGACTGTCACCATATCGCTTGCCCGCGTTGCCGGTGCCGTCCCCGTAACAATAAAAGATGATGCGCCTGTACCAGCCTCAATCTGTGGAGTGGTTACATCGAGATAATCCCCTGATGTAACCATCTGCCCTGTATCCGGAGAATACTGGACAAAACCACCAACCGTATTTTCTGTTGTATCTGCTTTTAATGTAGCCTCAAAAAATATCCAGCCAGTTGCATCATCCTTAACAGACCTTGCTGTAACACGGCTTGTCTGACCTGTCTTGCTAATTATGCGGGTGGTAAGGTTCAGGTTTGCTGCTCCTATTGATGTCCTTACCTCCCCATCATAATGTTCAAATAAAATACGAACGGCGATATTATCAACTTCACTTTTTACCCGACAGGATATAGTTACATGCTTTTCGTCCCCTGAAGTATCAACCCCTCCGGTACTCGAATACAGTCCGATAATGGTATGCGCTTTACTTGTACCAACAATCGAATCCTGTACGACAAACCGACCATAATTAAACCCGAAACTATCTGTGCCTGTTTCTGTAACGTCCAGTGAAGTTGACTTATTCCACTTCGAAGGGTCTGTACTGTTCTGGAAGAAGTTCGTTCTTTGTCCCTCAATAAGCAGGCCATCACACTCAAATCGCGGCTCATTAATTTCCGCCGTTTTCAGTTCGCCAGATTTGTTGATATATGTTGCCGTTGATGCGCGACTGAAATTAACCTGTTTATCACTGGCAACCTGAACCACATTATCACCAATCTTCACTTTTTTATAACCCGGAGAATAGCCCGTAATCATATCCAGCGAATCATTAAAGGGTATCCACACATCCGGCAGCGGCTGTAAAACATATCTGTACGGCTCTGCTGTCTGGTTTGCGTATTCTCTGGCAGCATCTTCACTTGCTTTTGCTGCCGTCTGGCTTGCTGCCGATGCTTTCGCCGAGTTCGCCGCCGCTGTTTCGCTCACCTTTGCGTTGGCTTCACTGTCTTTGGCATTCGTCTCACTGGTTTTCGCTGCCGTCTGGCTGGATTTTGCGTTTTTTTCGCTGGCCTTTGTGGCTGTCTCGCTATTTTTCGCGCTGGTTTCTGATTTTTTGGCTGCTGTCGCGGAGTTTGCCGATGCAGTCTGCGAGGCCGCTGCCGCCTGTGCGCTGTTAGCTGCATTCGTTTCTGAGGTTTTCGCCGCATTCTTCGATGAGGCTGCTGCCGTTTCGGATTTCTTTGCCGCCGCTGCACTCTGTGATGACGCTCCGGCATGACGTGCCACTTCATTCACCATCAGCTCAAAACGGCGCAGTGCCTCCGGACGAACATCATCCTCCGTCATGGCGCCGAGAAAATCATTCAGCGTACCTGGTCTGGAACCTTCATAGACGGTAATGGTCCCGGCATGTGAAGGCGGAAAATCTTCAACCAGCAGGGTGACGCTGTACTGGCCATACTCAACATCCATGCTGTAACGCCCGGCTTCATCCGGATTTTCAGAGGCCACCGTGTTCACCACCACCGTGCTGCTGGTCCGTCTGGCCTTCAGCACAATGGTGCAGTTCTGTACTGGTTTTCCTGTGCCATCTTTAAGCACGCCAGAAATTTTTACTGTCATACTTTTCCACCAATAAAAAAAGCCCGCAGCAGTGACGCCACGGGCTTCAGGACAGTGTAACTTTACGTTTCCTCAAACGCAGTTCACCCCATAAGGCGGATGAACCTGCGTATCATAACAATATTTACAGAAGATAAATCGGCGTCTGTTGTCAGAAACGGTATCCGATACCAACAATAAATGCATCCGTTCGCCAGTCGCCACTACCGGAACCTTCATAAGCAATATCAATGGTCACGGATTCGGTCGGGTTAAACTGCACGCCAGCTCCCCACGCCAGAGACGTGTTGCTGTGGCGATCGTCATCACTTCCGGTCAGCACATCGTGCGTTTTCCCCTTGTTGTCAGTTACGCGGAGATAATCCCCGGAGAACGTCGACACACGGCTGTAAGCCACACCTGCCATCGCATAAGCACTGAACCATTCATTCACGCGTACAGATGGCCCCGCCATCACGCTGAACCAGCGGTTACGCACGGAATCTTCATGCCAGCGGGTATCGCTGTAGTGCGTTTTTTGCTCATCCTCAGCATTGGCATAACTGAAGGACGTAATCAGCCCCAGCGCGTCCGTAAACTCATAACGGTATTTCACGTTAATCCCGTTCAGATTATCGCTGCCTGGCATATCAGTGTGGGTCTGAAGATACCCGGCGCTTAGTGTGGACTGATGCTCTGCTGCGCTCGCTGGCGTACCAGCGGCAACCAGCCAGACTACTGCGGACAGAATAACAGCACATAATTTACGCATAATTACCTCTCGCTTTTCTGCAATAAAAAAGGCGCCATTTCTGGCGCCCGTATTGGGGTTATAAAATTCAGCTAATCGTGATGCCTGCAGTGGCTTTCTTCATCACAACAACCAGCAAATCGCTGATACTTGCTGTGGGATACCAGCCATTTACCCACCATGCTGATACAGAAAACTCCAGCGTCATGTGGCCGCGACCAGCAGGCATATCAATAACACCACTGTAAACCAGCGTATTATCCAGCGCGGTACGGTTATAAATTTCAGCACCGTTTTTCCGTACTATCAGGCGGCATGACGAATAAATATCGTTATTCTCCCGCTCATGTCTGGCACCGCTGAATGCCACCGCCGGAATAACAATTTGCCGGTCAAACGGCTGATCGTCATAAACCCTGACGGTAATGGTCCCTGATGGCCACCTCTCCGGTGCACGGGAGTCACGGGGGAAAGCCTTACCCACTGTTTTAACGAGATCGCCTTCAATCTGGTTTGCAGACAGTTTCCCTCTGATGACACAGTTCTCGTTAATGGTGACATTATTGAGCGTGCCGGTATTCGCCGTGATGGCTCCACTGATATCCGCATTGCGGGCTGCCAGCCTGCCATCCGGCGTCAGGGAAAACGTAGGAGGATTGCCGGATGACGTGATGCTCACCGCAAACAGTCGCTTCAGGAACACGTCGTTCATGAACAGCTGATTCCCCTGCGCCACAAACAGCGGCGTGGTGTTGCCATTCTCCGGGGTAATCATCGCGATACGGTCAGCCTGCAGCAGAATACTGCTCAGCGTCTGACCATCAACATCCTCAATCCCCGCACCAATCCCGGCCACATAGGGAATACCGTTTTTTGTTTTCTGCACCTTCAGCATATACATGGCATTCAGCTCATTGCGCGTGTCTGACTGAACCCGCTGGATTTGCTGTATGGTCACGGCCTGGTCACCCAGTTTTTTATCCGTGGTCGAGGTAATTTCACTCCCTTTTTTATCCACGTACTGGCGGACCTGTGCTATCTGTCGGGCATTTTCTGACTGCCCCTGGCTGACAGTCTGTGAGATTTCACTGCTCACCCGGTCCACTTTCTGGCTCACCTGCGCGATGGCCAGTGTCTGGTCCTCATTCTTTTTCGCAACCAGCTGCGTGAGGCTGTTTTCCGCCTCCCCGATTTTCCGGGTCACTTCTGCGATATCCGTGTCCATCCGCTGACGGATGTCTTCTTCCAGTTGCGTGACCTCCGTACGCAGCGCTGAAGCATCAATGCGCTCTTTCAGTGCCTGGCCCAGAAGCGTCTCATCTATCAGCCCCCGGAAAATTTCCAGATACCCTTCACCATCATTGCTGGGCTGCCCGCTGGCTTCCACAAAAGCAGATTTTCCCACCAGGTTGACGCTTCGCACGTAAAACCAGAAATCCGTCCCCGGCTTAATCCGGCTCCCCTGGACAGTCCACTGACTGCCGGTCCCCAGATAACGGGCAGATTTTTCCACCTGTGCCGTGTTCGTGATGCGTTTTTCTGAGAACCAGAATTCAAACTGTACCGTCGGGTCATACACCGCAAGACGCGGGACCGCCGTTATCTGAAAATACCCCGGCGTCAGCTCAATGGTGGCGGGTTTTGCAGGCGCGTTAATCCGGAAGGTGGTGGTCGCAGGTTCGCCCTGCTGGCCGTAGCTGTTAATGGCCCGCACCGTCAGGGTGTATTCCCCCAGCGGCAGACCACTGAAACGGTGCTCCGTGTCTGCGGTGATGGCGGTGCTCACCAGACGGCTGTCTTCTCCGCTTCCGCTGGTCAGACGCAGACTGAAGCGCACACCCTTCACCACCCGCGGCGTGTCCCATTTCGCCTGTGCCAGATACTGACCGTCAGCTGCACTCACCTCCACCGTCAGGTGCTGCACTGCCGGTGGGATAACGCTGTTCAGGCTGCCTGACTGCGGCTCAAAGCTGGCCCCGTTATCCACAATGGCTTCTTTTTCCGGTACGTGCTGCACCGCCGTGATGGCGAACGTGCCGTCCGTGTTTTCCCGAATGGAGACACAGCGGAACAGGCGACGACGCAGTGACGGCAGGGAGAGTCCCCACACACCGTATGTCTCCACACCATCCGGCAGGGTGCTGACCTGTATCCGGTCAGGCGCGGGGTGTGCGGTGATGGCCACGCTCGCCGGCTTACCGCTGCCGTTAATCAGATTAACAGTGGCCGTGCCGGTCTCCGGCAGTGTCACCTCCCGGTCCAGCGTCAGGGTACGGCTGGCGGCATCGATGGACAGGACACGTCCGCCGGTCATGGTCCCGGCATAGTCGTTATCACAGATTTCAATGATGTCACCGGGTGTGTGACGCAGCCCCTGTGACCCGAGCGTGAAATCCACCGTCTGCGTTTCCAGCAGTTCGGTCTTTATCACCCACAGCCCGGCACGGTGGGCCTGACCGCGGCTGGTACAGCCGAACGCGTCCATCTTCAGCAGGTTGCGTCCGTAGCGCAGTATGGCTTCCGGGTCTTCCACCAGTTCCGTGGAGGTCTGCCAGCCGTTCTGCGGGTCGGTGTAATTCACCTCCACTGCCGTGTGCCGGTCCTTCAGGGCACTGAAGCTGTAGCGGAAACCCACGCCGTTATCATCCACCACCACATCGCTGTTGGTGTACGGCCACACCACATCCGACGGACGGTCCTGAACGAACATCAGCGTCTGGCCGTTCCATACCGGCATACAGCGCATCGCAGAGCAGAAATCACTGAGAACGTCCCACGCCTTACGCTGTTGTGCCAGGTACGCATTAAAGGTCATCCGCGGCTCGGTCCCCCCGAAACCATCCGGGACCGTCTGGTCGCAGTACTGCCCGATGGCATACAGCGCCCACTTGTCCACATCCGCCGCCCCCAGACGTTTTCCCATGCCGTAGCGCGGGTGAGTCAGCATGTCCCACAGACACCAGGCCGGGTTGTTGCTGTATGCCGGTTTCAGGCTGCCGTCCCAGATACCACTGTACGTGCGTTTTTCCGGGTCATAGTTTGACGGCACCTGGATGATGCGACCGCGGATATGGTAGTTCACCGTCATCTGCTGGCCGCCGAACTGCTCCGCATCCACCTGCAGCCCCACAATGGCCGTGTTCGGGTAGCACTGTTTCACATCGATGATTTCGGTGTATGACGACCACAGCGTCTTATTCTGCAGCTGGTCCGTGGTGCTGTCCGCCGTCTCCCTGACCATCCGGATGTTAAAGGGCCGGGGAGGCAGATTATCCAGAATCACCGAGGCCAGGAACTGCGAGGTGGTCTTGCCGTTAATGGTGACATCCTTTTCCGTCACCCAGCGGCCATTACGCTGTAACTGAATCAGAATCCGGACAGAGGAAGGATTACGGTCGCCCTTTGACGTGGTCTGCACCAGTGACTGCACCCCGAAGGTAACCCGCAGGCGGTCAATGTTCGCGGACGTAATGGTGCGCGTCACCGGTTTTGCCTTCGTCACTTCCACGCCCAGTCCGGTTTCAGCTCCGGAGGACTCAAAGCCTTCCGGTGGTGTCTGCTCCTGCTCCCCGGCACGCCAGACCGCAGTCACACCGTGTATCACGGGATTACCGTCCGTGTCCGTCAGCGGGGTTTTGTTCACCAGAATACTCTGCAGTCCCTTCACCGGACCTTCTATCGGTCCCTCACCAATCGCATCAATCACACTCATCATCTGCGTGGATTTGAGATTATCCTTCGCCTCACGAGGCGTGTGTGCCTTACCGCCACCTTTTCCCATACAGCCTTCCCCTGAATAAATTAACCGCCACTTGCCATTCCGTACAGAAGTCGGATATCCTTCGCCCGAAAAGCATGAAACACATTTCTGCCATGCTAAAGAGAAACCCCGGTATCAGCAGATACCGGGGTTTTCTTTCATGCCCACCGATAATCCTGTTGGTTAAAACCGGTAATGGCATAAAAATTCTGAATATCTTCACATTTTCACAAACTGACTGTGGCGCGTATAATTTCTCTGCGTTAATTTTTTTGTCGTGATATAAGAATAATTCCTTACACTTAATCTTCGTAACTCTCCCGCAGTTCCTGTCCGCGATCACTGCGGGATTTTTTTATTCTTTTTACCCCTGCCGCCCGATAACCACGACCTTTCCGCCCCCGCCTTCATCACGGGTGCTGATGTCCTGGGATATACGGCGGGAGCCAACCAGCATTTCCCCGTAAGGCACCGGCATCGGGTTCCCCTGGGCAATCATGTTATCCAGCGAGGAAAAGTACGTGTTCTGTCTGCCGTTATCCGTTGCGCGGTAATCCGGTGTTTTTGCCTTCGGGGCCAGCATCTGGGCCACACCGCCCAGTATCATGCTGGCCCCCAGTGAAAACAGCATCGTGGTGGCAGAAAAACCGCCGGCACTCAGGGCTGTACCCCATAACACCATCGAGGCACCGGCCGTGAAGAAAGAGCCCACGATGGCTGCCGCCCCCAGCACAATCTGCAGTCCGCCCTTTCCGGCTCCGGCCAGTCGCGGCACAATGTGGATGACCGTTCCCTCACCCAGCTGTTCGTGAAGACGGGCGTACACCGCCTCCGGTGCCGTGTCATCACCGGCAATACGTATCTGGTACCAGCCTTCGTTCATCTGACGGCGAAAGCCCGGCACCTGTAACGACAGGGCACGGATGGCTTCCGCTGCCGTGTTCACATACAGGCTGAGGCGGCGGCCAAATCGTTGCAAATCCCCGTGAAGGCAGATGCGTGCCAGTGGCGGTGACGCCAGACAGAATGCGTTCGTCGTTGCCATTTTTCGGAATACCTCTCCCGTTTACTCAGTTGTTCAGGAATATGGTGCAGCAGCTCGCCGTCACCACAGTAAATGGCGGCATGATTCGGCACCGATGAACCAAAACAGCACAGCAGCACATCGCCCGGCTGCGCCGCTGACAACGGCACCTGATACAGCCCTGTGGCCTCCAGATTATCCAGATAGAGATTCTGACCGTGACGCCACCAGTCATCCTCGCGATGAAAATCCGGCATCTCAGTCCCCGCCAGATGATAAGCATCCCGGAACAGCGTGTAACAGTCCGTCACCCCGTGCTCAAAGCGCCGTCCCGTCAGATGTGGCACACAGCGGAATTTGTGAATGTCACCCCGGCAGACCAGCCACCAGGGCAGTGCGCTTTTTATCTGCAGCCGCCGGTCAGCCTCGCTCAGCCAGGGCAGCCCACCGGGATGACTGTGGACCAGTGCCACAATCTCCCCCTGCATCTCTGCCCGCAGCCAGTCTTCCGGTGCAATACGAAAATACGCCTCCGGCTCTGCAGAGATATTCACACAAGGGATATACCGCTCCCCCTCCGGCGTTCTCACCACTAAGCCGCACGACTCCGCAGGCACACACCGCCGGGCATGCGCCAGAATCGCTGATTCTGTCTGTGTCATTGGATTTACTGCGAAAGTTTGTTAATGGAAAGGAAACCGCCAAAATTAGCCACCATGCCGCGCATCTCACACCCGCGCATGCACTTGCTGCATCTGTCCTTACGGATATCCGTGGTGGGGTTGTCGAACTCATCCGCCACCGCAGGACCGTTATACCCGCATTCATCTCCCCGGTAATCCCACATACAGGTGTTCGCCAGCATGATGCGACCGGGAAACAGCGCCCCGTCCGTCTCGGTCGGTGTAGCCAGCACAAACGAGGCCGTCATGGCTGTCAGCTGCGACATCTGCTCCACCACCCAGCGGTCACTCAGCTCCTGCTCCGGGTCCGCCTCCGGATTGCCCGCAACGAAATTCACCGCATCCAGAAAACGGGCATACACCCGGCGGCGGACCACCGTGGCCCCCACCAGACTCTGCAGGTCTTCCGCCATCCCGGTGACCAGACCGAACAGATTGGACACCGTCAGCGACGGTCTGGCACTGCTGCCCCGGCCGTTCATCTCAAAGCCGCTGCCGTCAATCGGGTATGCCTCATACTTACGCCCCTGCCAGGTGACCGGCTCCCCTTTTTCATTCAGCTCATTACAGAAAAAATACCGCTCACCACCCTGTACCGTCAGGTCGATTTCCCAGAGTACCACCCGCGGTGACTGCTCTGACTTAACCGACTCGTTCAGACTTTCTTCGCGAATATCCTGCATCAGTTCACCACCTGCTTAAACTCCGCGCTGAACTCAACGCGCAACATCCCGACCCGCGCAGACCACCCGGCACAGGTCACCTTTATCTGCCGGTATGCATAGGGTGGCTTCCACAAAAATGCCTTCCAGCCACCGTGCTCTGCCAGGAACGCTTCCAGATGCCGGGCCTCCTCCCGGGTCACGGAAAGCGTCACCCTGTATGTTTTCAGGTCAGCATTCAGCCCTGCCGCCATACGCTGTGAGTACCCGTCACCAAAACGCACTTCACGCACCGATGGCTGCGAGTTCACCTCCATATCCGGCTTCACTTTCCAGCGAAAGGTTTTCATCCACCGCTCCCTGATAACATACCGCCATCACGCAACTGCAGCCGGAGTTCATCCTGTGCCCCCTTGCGGGCCATCTCATACACCGCTTTCATCAGCTGCGGCCCTGCCCGCCCGTTGGGGCCGTCGTTCTGAATCACCACGTGATTGTTCTGATTAAAATTAATGCCTTCCGCCCGCCGCATCTGCGCCGGACTTCCGGCACCGCCGACATAACCACCTTCCGCATAGCCCCGCATCAGGCGGTACAGATTGCCGACACCAATCCGGCTGGTCGCCTCCTTCGTGAAGACAAACTCCCCGCGATGAACAATCCCCGCAGGTTCATATTTACCCCCCGTCCCCGTAAATCCCCCGGTCGCGAAATGGAAGTTCGCCGCCGCAGCCTGAATGGCCGTCCCCGTGGAGGCAGACGCACCACCACCGAAAGCACCGCCAATGGCGCTGCCGATACTCCCGACTATCCCCACCATCGCCTGCTTCAGAAAAATCTCTGTCAGCATGGACAGCACAGAACGGGTGAAACCACGCCAGTTCTGTTCGCTGCCGGTCAGCATCGCTGCCATATTCTGTGCAATACCGTCAAAGGTCTGCGTGGCAGCACTTTTTACCTGCGACATACTGTCCGTGGCACTCTCTTCCCACTCACTCCAGCCGGACCTGAGGCCTGCCATCCAGTTCCCGCGAAGCAGGTCTTCAGCCGCCCAGGTCTTTTTCTGCTCTGACATGACGTTATTCAGCGCCAGCGGATTATCGCCATACTGTTCCTTCAGGCGCTGTTCCGTGGCTTCCCGTTCTGCCTGCCGGTCAGTCAGCCCCCGGCTTTTCGCATCAATGGCGGCCCGTTTTGCCCGTTGCTGCTGTGCGAATTTATCCGCCTGCTGCGCCAGCGCGTTCAGGCGCTCCTGATACGTAACCTTGTCGCCAAGTGCAGCCAGCTGGCGTTTGTACTCCAGCGTCTCATCTTTATGCGCCAGCAGGGATTTCTCCTGTGCAGACAGCTGGCGACGTTGCGCCGCCTCCTCCAGTACCGCGAACTGACTCTCCGCCTTCCACAAATCCCGGCGCTGCTGGCTGATTTTCTCATTCGCTCCGGCATGCTTCTCCAGCGTCCGGAGTTCTGCCTGAAGCGTCAGCAGGGCAGCATGAGCACTGTCTTCCTGACGATCGCCCGCAGACACCTTCACGCCGGACTGTTTCGGCTTTTTCAGCGTCGCTTCATAATCCTTTTTCGCCGCCGCCATCAGCGTGTTGTAATCCGCCTGCAGGATTTTCCCGTCTTTCAGTGCCTTGTTCAGTTCTTCCTGACGGGCGGTATATTTCTCCAGCGGCGTCTGCAGCCGTTCGTAAGCCCTCTGCGCCTCTTCGGTATATTTCAGCCGTGACGCTTCGGTATCGCTCTGCTGCTGCGCATTTTTGTCCTGTTGAGTCTGCTGCTCAGCCTTCTTTCGGGCGGCTTCAAGCGCAAGACGGGCCTTTTCACGATCATCCCAGTAACGCGCCCGCGCTTCATCGTTAACAAAATAATCATCCTTGCGCAGATTCCAGATGTCGTCTGCTTTCTTAAACGCAGCCTCTGCCTTAATCAGCATCTCCTGCGCGGTATCAGGACGACCAATATCCAGCACCGCATCCCACATGGATTTGAATGCCCGCGCTGTCCTGTCTGCCCAGGTCTCCAGCGTGCCCATGTTCTCTTTCAGGCGGCGGGTCTGGTCATCAAACCCTTTCGTTGCGGCCTCGTTCGCCGCCTGCAATGCCCCGGTTTCATCGCCGGAACGCTGCAACTGAGCAACATACGCAATCTGCTCCGCCGTCACGTTATGGAACTGCTTCGCCATCGCAATCAGCCCCGACGTCGGGTCAGTGGTCAGTTTTCCGAAAGCCTCTGCAACCTTGTCCACCTCCACACCGGATGCAGAAGCAAAACGCGCGACACTCTGGTTGATGGCATCAAACTGTTCACCACCACGCACACCGGCATTCACCATGGCTGCCAGTGACTCACTCGCCTGGTTAAACGTCAGCCCTGCGGCCTGTCCGGCTCTGGAGAGCGTCAGCATGCGATCGGCAGTCAGTCCGGACTGATTACCGGAAAGAACCAGGGTTTTATTAAACGCTGAAAGCGTGGAATCTCCCTGGTACCAGGCGTACACCAGCGCACCTGTCGCCACCGCCAGCGAGGTGACCCCGACCATCGGCAGGGTGATCGCACCGGCAAGCCCCCTGAACATGGGGATCATCCCGCCGAAGGAGTCCTTCACCTGACCGCCCTGTTGCAGCAGGATCAGCCAGGGATTCTGACCACCGGCAAGCTGCGTGGCGATATCCGTAAACTGTGCGGGCAGGGTTCGCATGGCCGCTTTATACTGCCCGACGGAAATCCCTGCTTTTTGTGCAGCCAGCGCCTGGCGGCTCAGGCCCTGTTCAACAGCACTGGCGGTTTTTCTGGCGTCGGTATCCAGACCTGAAAAATGACGCCTTACCCGGCTCATCTGCTCATCGAAACGGACAGCATCCAGACTAAGGTCAATAACAAGATCACCAACCGGCTGGGACATATCTCACACCTCCCGGAATCCCCGCTGAAGCCATCATTAATGCGGCATCATCCACCATGACATCCGCCACATCCGCAGACGATAAAATATCGCGCCCTCCGTCCCCACCGAACCGGACGCCTCCGGCAAGTCCTGCCGCTTTCTGCATCAGCATTTTGTCCTCATCCGGCCTCTCCACCTGTTCTTCCTCATGCCGGGGGACAAGCAGACTGAAATCAGAGGGATGCATATCCGGATCGCAAAAAAACAGGCTGAGTACAGCGTACGTCAGCCCGGAAAAATGCATATCCAGCTGGGTATCCTGAAAATAATGCGTGCGGTAAAAACGGTGCCAGTCGGCATATTCGGTGGATGTCATCCCGGCAAGCATGGCGCGCCAGTCGGGTCTCCCCATCTCACGCGCCAGTCTGAGGGCAAAGTTCAGCTCGCCGTCGAAGACTTTCCCGCAGAAAAATCATCATCAGTCAGCGTGTTATTTTTCGCCACTTCAGTAATATCAGTATCCGGACGAACAGCTTCGATCATCCCGGACAGGCACAACACCACGTCTTCCGCCCGGGCAATGGCATCGGCAGGCCAGGTGGTGAGCACTTCCTGCTCTATCTTCATCACGGCCTCATTCATTGACGGTGACTGCGTTTTCTGTGGATGGTTATGCCACAGGGACATCGCCACCAGAAACGCGCCGGTTCTGACAAGATCTTCCACACTCACCTGCAGGTTGCCGCTGGCTTCAGCCTCTTCTGCCCGCCGTTTCAGGAGGGCAAGATGCTCAATACGCTGCAGCGCAGACAGCTCAGAAAGCGTGACGGATACACCGTTATATTCAAATTGTTCTGTTTTCAGGAACATCGCTTATCTCTCAGCTCTTTAGCCACCCGGCACATTATTAACGGTAATTTCAGCCACCGCAGCAAACTGACCATTACCGGAAATCACAGGGATGCTGACTTTTCCATCCTTAACCCCCGTCACAGTAATCGTCATATCTTTCACGCTAATGGTGGCTTTTGATGGATCGGCGGAAATCGCCCTGAATGTCTTATCCGTTGCATTTTCCGGTTCCACAGTAACGGTCAGGGTGGTTGTTTTCCCTTTTTCAACCGTACCTGTCGGCGTTACCTTAATCGCAGTGACCGGCGTAATTTTGCTGCGTTCTTCCGCTACAGAAGGTTTACCCACGTTAGTGACTTTCACCGTGCGGGTGATCACTTCTTTCGCCGTCACGGCCTTACCGATACTGCTGACCCAGCCACGAAACACATCCACCGTGCCATTCGGAAAACGGATTTTATAGGCCCGGACATCGCCGCTTTCAAACCAGCCTATAAGCCCTTTCTGACCTTCCTCTCCCGGTTTCCAGGCCAGCGTAAAACTGGTATCACCTGCAGATTTCTGTCCCTGCCCGGTCGCGGTCCAGTCCGCGTCTTCATCATCCAGGTAGTTATCATCGTAGGGTTCAGCCGTCATCTCGCCCGGCGTCAGATCCTTCACCTTAGCCAGTCGCTGCCAGCCATCGTCTGACAACGGGTTTGCATAAGCATCAGCCTTGCCGTTGTAAACCCACAGAGTGGTACCGGCACCTTTTACCGGCTCAAGGGGATTTGGTGTTGCCATATCGTCCTCACATCTCGTATGTAATGGAATAAGTCAGATCTGCAGAACTCCATAACGCCATATCGTCATCACGACGATACTCATAGCCCTGCGTAACCATCGTGGTAATCAGTCCTGCCAGTGCCGGGATCGCGGTCATCGCCGGGTAAATCCGGCTTTCCATCCACTGATCAAGCTCTGAATCCGGTACCTGTGCCGGTAAAAACACCTCAATATGCAGCGTGGCCCGCCAGGTATCTGCATCCAGCTCTTCACCGGTATACTCTGCATCCGTCAGATAAACCGCGATCGCAGGAAAATCCTCTTCGTCAAAAACAACGGGGCGACCATCAAACAGCGTCGCCCCGTGTTCATGCTGCTCGAGTGCATCCAGCACTGCGGCACGAATGTCAGTGTGTTTCATCGTTTTATCGCAATCCTCAGTTGTTGTTTCAGCGCGGATGCCAGTTCTCCGGGCAGGCGTTCACACCGGATACGGTCAACATTCTCATCAAACGCCTGTTTCAGTGGGGCCGCCATCGGGATTTTCACCACATCAATAGGGTAACGGTTTTTCCCGGCCACACGCTGCATGACATGCCAGCGACCGTTTTTTAATCGCTGAATGAATGCCCGCTGATACCGATGCTGACCGGCTTTAAGTATGCTGTTCGGACGACGGCCCAGCATCCTGATCCCCAGCTTAATCACTGGAAGATCACCGCGGTTAACGATAATTTTTGCGTTCGGATTTCTGACCGTCGCCCGTTTCAGTCTGGACCGTTCCTTTACCAGTTTCCGGCGTACCTTTGTCTCCCGGGCAACCTGTGATGAAGACTGATTAATCGCCGTTGTGGCCACGCGGTTAATCGTCATTGCTGAAGCCGCCGGAATGGCGTTTTTACGAACCCGGCTCAGATTATCAATCGCCTGATCAAGCCCTTTTATCGCCATAATTTCACCCTGCGTTTATCGTCGCCGGTTAACAGCGGGTGGTTGCCCACGGTTGAGCCAGAGATAACAGCTGCCCCCGTCATCCGGAGAAACACGATCCACCCAGAACATCTCGCCGTTAATGGTCAGCGTGTCACCACGCCGCACGGCACGCACCGTATCCGTCCGCACAAATAATGACGGGCTGCTTCCTTCAATACGGACCCCGCCACCGGCAAAACCCAGCGACTCCGGATCGTCAAAAACCCCCTGAACTTCGCTTCCACGCTGTGCTCCCGAGGTGAACTGCGCACAGAGCCCCATCACTTCAACAATCGTGCTGTCCACCCCGGCAAGGGCAGCATCAAAGGCATTCTGAAAATCACGCATGCTCAGCCGTTCCGTGCTGTATCATGGCTGTCGCCAGTGGTGATGGCACCATAACACGCATGCCCCGGTACGTCAGTTCAACGGGACGGCCTGTCTCCGGGCAATACCCCATCACATGCAGGCATTTCCGCACACGGACCGCTTTAACATCATCCGTAGCATCAGTGTTGTGCAACTGCTCACCATCGTCTGTGTGATTTTGATCAGCCCCGCTCTCATCAGAGTGCATAATGCCCTCCGGGGAAACAGCAAGCTCCTCTTCCCACTCAGACACACGTTGAGCAATATCCGCAGCACTCCCCGACATATCCGCCTCGCGCCCCAGCAGGCCAGCCAGTTGACGAAGACGATTCAGATTTTCTTCTTTTGTTGCCATCTCAGCCTCCTGTGAAAAAAGACACGGGGGCATTTCGCCCCCGCTCACGGATTATTTCACCTGTACCACCACAAACTCATCCGGATCCGGCAGCACCATCAGCGGTGCGGACTGCGTCATGGTGAATTCACGGGCCGGATCGCCCACAGTCAGCCAGTGTTTCGGATAACGGGAAGAGGCCACCACACCTTCGGACAACGCCTGCGCATCCTGAATGGCACCATAGCAACGAATGCCCTCTGCTGCCGTATTCCCCAGGACCAGTGTGCCCTCCGGCAGATAACGTTTTTCGGTACCGTCCTCTGCCACATAAGACGTTTTCGCCACCACAATGGCCAGATCGCCGTAATACCCCTTGAAGGACACCACCGCCCCCAGGTCTTTCACTGCCGTTTCGAGTTGTGAATTTGAGCCGCGACGGGTATCCAGTTTTTCGCGGAACAGCTTAAAGCCATTCAGCAGACGCCAGACCGTACCGTCCATAATGGCGATATTCACAAGGCCGCTGGCCTGATCGCAGTAGAGGTCAATATCATGCGTCGGATCAAACGTATCACGGTCCTGCTCAGACCATTTTTTACCGTCAGCCTGCTCAATGTTATTTCCTTCAGAGCGCCCGAAATCCACCTCGACAGTATCAAACTGATCCCCTTCCATGGTGTATTTGCCATACAGCACGGCATTCACCGCCTGCATTTCTTCCACCTGGACAATGGCGTGCTCTTCCTGTTTGAGGTTATCGGTAATGATACGCAGACGACGGTAGGCCGGGTCGTTCAGCTGAGCCGGATCTTCACCAGGAAGGAGCTCAACCGCCTGCTGGTAATTAAATTCGTGTTTGGGCTTGACGTAGCCCGGACGTAACACGCGGGTTTCACCACCGCGATGGCGAAGCACTTTTCCTTCAACGATCGGGGAGACATAGGCCGCCACCGGCGTTTTTCCGGTAATTTTGTCCAGCATCACCTCTTCGGTGTGGAAATTCACCGTGCGGCGGAAAAACAGCTCCAGAAACAGCGCACGGAATTTAACTTTTTGTTCGGTATAACCGAGTAACTGGCGGGTCGTAAACAATCCCATAAATCAGTTCCTTTCATTAAGAAATCAGTCAGGCCAACGCGGTGGCCTGATAACGTGTTACGGCAGCGCCGCGTGACTCAGGGCACTGCCGGTAAAGGCGTTGGCCTTTTTGTGTTCATCCACACTTTCAGGCCAGCGGATTGCCTCCGTCGCAAAGGTCCCCGACTTGTAATACGTCAGCACCGCCTCTGTGCCTTCAAGCGGCAGTACCAGTATGCCAACCGCACTACCGGCTTTCTGTCCGTCCCAGACCACCAGTTTCCCGGTGGCCCCATCCAGCATCAGGGGTGTCAGTGCCGGTGTTGCCGAGGAAATCCCGCTGCTGCCTGTGGCGGTGTGAGCCGGATCATTACCGGCAAAAATACGTACTTCCGCACGCTGTTCAGTGATGGTTTTCGTCACCATATTGTTAAAACCTCGTATTGATGTTCAGCACTGACTTCATGGCATGGCCATGAGCATTTTCACGTCCGCATCACCGTCTTCTGACGCCTGTGACACGCCCCCCTGGACCGCAGCCGGTGAATGGTTCGCCATGAAATGTTCAAACAGGGCGGTTGTGGATGCAGAGACCGGTTCTGCCTTACCTGATCCCGCAGCCAGCACAGCCCGGGCGCTCTCCACTGTCATTCCCGGGCAGGCAGCCAGCTGTTCAGCCTGCGCCTCAGCCCCTTTTGCCTCATCCAGTGCCATGATCTGATCACGAAGTGAGGGCCCGGCATTCGCCTGCGGTGAAGCAGCCAGGATCGGGCGGGCTTTTTCCACCGTCATCTCCGGCATCGCCGCCAGCGTTGCCGCCAGTTGTTCACGACCGTTCGCTTCTTCACACGCCATAATGCGATCGGCTTCACTCTGCGTGGATGCCACCGGCTGCTGCGGTGCCGCCGCGGCCAGAATCGCCCGGGCCTGTTCAACGCTCATGCCCTGTTGCCCTGCCAGCATCGTGGCAAGCTGTTCACGTCCTTTCGCTTCCTGGCATGTCAGGATCCCCATCACTCGCTGGTTCTCCTGCACGGCGGCTTCCGTTGCAGTTAATTGCGGCATAGTGCCTCCTCTGACATTACTGTTCAGCGCCGTGGCCATCACACTGATGGCATCCGACGCATTGATTAATTCATCCGCCAGCCCGGCCTCAATGCCGGACTGACCTTCAAAAACGGCAGCCTCTGTTCCCGTGACGGCATCAACAGACAGACCGGTATACATCGCCACTTTTTCGGCAAACATCCGGCGCGCCGCATCAATCCGCTGCTGCATGTCCTGGCGAACCTCTGCCGGCAACGCTTCAAACTGATTGCCATCCACCTTGTGCGCCCCTGAGTAAATCAGCGTGATATCCACACCGGCCTGCGCCAGATGACCGGCATAGCTGACATGGCTCATCATCACGCCAATGGAGCCGATACGGGATGTCTGGGTAACCAGCCGTCGGGAGCAGGCCGACGCCAGCAGCATGGCTGCAGAACAGGCCGTGTCATTGCACAGTGCCCAGACCGGCTTCTGCTGACGGAGGCGGTAAATCATGTCAGCGCAGTCAAACGCGCCGGCGGCCTGCCCGCCCGGACTGTCAATGTCCAGCAGTACGCCCCGCACCTGGCTATCTGCCATTGCCTGCTGAAGACAGGCGACAATGCCGTCATAGCCTGTCATTCCGGAAAATGGCCGCATCCCCCCCAGCCGGTGCACCAGCGTGCCGGTCACCGGCAGTACCGCAATACCGTTCACCACCCGGTAAACACGGGCCGGTCGTTTACCTCCGGCCATGTACTCGTCCGTTTCAGCCAGCATTCCGGGTGCATCAAGCTGTACCTGCTGTTGTGGTACCGAAAGACTTGCTGCCCCCATCTCGCGCCCGAGCGCGCAAAAGAAAACCCGCGCATAGGCGGGCTCCAGAAGCAGCGGTTCATTGAATGCTGCGGCAATAATGTGTGAAAGATTACGTCTCACGTGGTGTTGTCTCCTCTTCCGGCCTACGACTCTCCGCTATCTGCTGCTGATACGCCTGCGCTATCCACACCGGACGTGAGAGTCCGGCTTTTTGCCGCTCAGCAGATTCCCTGACCTGCTGGCGGAAAATGTCCTGATAATCCTCGCCCATCAGCGCCAGCTCTTTCTCATACGTGCTCAGTCCGGCCTCAATGCGCATCACTGATTCCTGGACTTCCTTGAGCCCGTCAATGGCCATTCTTCCGGCTCCAATCCACTCAGCCCGTGACCAGGCTGATCGCGCCTGATAAAAATCAAAACGTGCCCGTGGCGGACGAATAATCCCCCGAAGAAGTGCCTCTTCCAGCCAGCAGGAAAACATCTGCGTGGCCAGCCGGGCCGCAATAAATTTTCGCCGCCCCATAAAATAGCGCCACGACTCATTGGCGGAGGCGCGGGCACTTGAGTAACTGACCTTCGAGTAATCACGGGACAACTGTTCGTAGGAAACGCCAAGACCGGCGGCGATATACCGCAGCAGCGCCTGTTCAAGCGCAGAAAATCCATTGTCTGAATCCTGCGCAGTCTGTAGTTTCAGATCATCACCAGGGAAAAGGTGCGGAATTTTGACACCGCCCAGTGTCACGTTATTCGTGTCATACCAGCTGGAGAACTTCTCCAGAATATTAATAAGCGGATTATCCTTCTGCTCCTGTGGCGCGCCGGCGATATATTCAAAGGCCTTTTCGGTATCAAGTTCACTTTCAATCGTCGCTGCATACATCGCCTTCACTATGGCCGACTGAAGCTGTGTTGCCTGCAGGGAATCGAGCATCTTCAGCCGTTCCATGACGCTGTAAAACTGATTAGCCCCACGGGTCTGCCCGTCCTCCACCGGCTCGAAAATATGCAGCATGGCCGGACGCCCGGTGGGAAGTTCACGCGGGATCCGTTCCCATCGTCCACTACCAGAGAACGGAAAATCATCCTCACAGATATGGTACGCGACGGCACGACCATATCGATCGACCTCCACACCGGCCCGCAGAAAACGGTTCCCCATACCGTGTCCTGGCGTGTCCACCCGTTTCGGACTCACGGCTTTAAAACGCGTACGGAATAACTGCGTGGTTTCCGTATCCCAGACCGGCTGCACAAAGATTTCGCCGTTAAACGCATGAACGCCCACACCTTCACGGATAAATTCCGTGAACGTGCGTTTCCCTTCCACGTCGATCTCGCCAAACATCCCTTCGGCGTATTCCGACCAGGCCGCCTCCACCTCATCGACAAAGCTTTTTGCCGCAGTCTCCCGCATCCCCAGCCAGCGCCAGTTCGGACGGTAGCTGATCAGAAACATATGCCCGACAATATGATCCTTATGCAGGGCCACCGCATTAGCCGCTATCCCGTTATTGCGCACCAGATCATCTGCCCGGGCATTCCCCAGACGCAACGCGGGCAGCAGGGCTGCATCGGCACTCTGCGCCGGTGGCAACCACTCCGCCATTTGCCCGCCAAATCCTGCGCCGCCCCCGTTGTAGCTGAGACTCTCACGAAGCGGAACGCCGTTCACATCAATCAGGACAGGCGTTCGTTTCATAACCTCACTCCCAGCGGACGACGGCGACGCCGGGTTGTCCCCAGTACCGACTCCGCATCATTGATCGCCCGGTTAAGCTCATCCAGAGAGGCCGCCGTATATTCAATTCTGCGTCCATCTTTCTGGACAGACACCACCCGTTTACCGGTTAATAAATCAAGGCGCGCCTGACGCAGCGCCTGCAGTTCAGCGACTGTAACCATTCACTCCTCCGGACAGCTTCGCTGCCAGTTCTTTAAGGGTTGGCCGGGTCGTCTCTTCTTCCCGGGATTTTGCCAGTACAGCCAGATCAAGCTGCCAGCGTTGCACGGACACACGTAATGCCGCGTAGGCATACACCAGGCAGTCCAGCGCTTCGTTACGCCGCTTTTTGTTATCCCACAGCAGACGCATCTTTCCTTTTTCCCACTTCTCCACAAGCTCTTCCGCGACCAGTTGCTGCGCCTCTGTCTGCGAAAAAATCTCCGGATCATCAGGAAAACGGATGGCATACGACGTGGCTTCATCCGCAGGCGTGGGCTCGGCTTTCATACGGGCATAGAGAATTTCTTTTGCGGTGTCCGTCCCCACTTCACACAGATAAACGCCCCGCTGATTGCGGGTTTTCGGCATGGTGATCACCGGCTTGCCATAGACAGACGCGCCTTTTACCGGCAGCACACGGAAAACACCGTGTTTTTTTGACCTCTGGTAGACGATTTCACCATCGATCCCCCCGGTGTCCCAGCAGACACGGGAAATGGTCATTTCGGTGCCATCCGCATGGCGGTATTTTTTGTTGATCGCCGCATCCACACGTAACAGCGTCTCTTCCTCATCAGGACGCCCCATAATGATGATTTTATCCACCAGAAAAGCTTCCTCTCCCGGTGCCCATCCCCAGACATACATCTCAAAACGGTTTCGCTGCGAGTCAATGCCCGCCGTCAGATAAACCACCCGGGCAGGCACCGCCGCCGTGTAATGCACGACCTTATCCATCAGTACCTGGTGATCGAGTTTTTCGCCCACGGCCTCTTCCCAGGTCTCGCCCAGCGTGGTGTTCACAAAGGTTTTCAGGCCGTTGGGATCTTTCAGTGCATCCAGCCAGTCATAGACTATCTGTACCCAGGTGGTGAATGGACTGTACGCTGTCCAGATATGGAACGTGATGGAGCGCGGCGGCGGAATTTCATTATCCGCGGCGCTGAAAAACGTCAGACCGTCACGGGTCCACATCCCCGTGTTTTCACAGATCCACCGCCCGTTGCTTTGGTCAAGCTCAGACTGATGGATCACGCAGCCATGATGTTCACAGAGGTAGAAAACGCTTTCGGGGCTGTCCTTCTCCCATTTAAGGCCAAAAGGCGTGGATTCATCGCCAAATTTCAGATACTGCTCCTCCCCACAGTGTGGGCAGGGCACATAAAAACGCATGAAATGCGCCGACTCGTTGGCCGCTTTTTCGATCTGGCAGGTGCCTTTGATTTTAGGCGTCGAGCCGCGAATGGATTTGGGCCATACAGAGCCCTCAATACGTTTATCCCCAAGCAGGGTTGGCGAACCCTCTTTTTCGACATCCGGTTCGAACGAGGAAAGTTCGTCATAGCAGACCACGTCCACGGATTTTTCACGGTAGTTTTTGGCGGCAGCGCCGCCCAGGCACCAGAAGCCCACACCCGATGAAAAGCGTTTCAGCGTGAGAGTATTGTCACGATGTTTACGCCCCAGCCATGGAGAAAGTTTTTTCAGGCAGGGAACATCCCGAATCGTCGCCTCCACGTGAGACTTCATAAAATCTTCAGCGGCAGAATCCGTGGGCTGAAAAAGCAGACTGTTTCGGGATTTATGCTCAATAAAATACCCGACCACCCCCAGCAACATCTTTGTATAGCCAACACGGGCAGATTTAATCAGATTAACAGTCCGGATCTGATCATTCCCCATGCTGTTCATGATGGCGATCTGGAACGGCAGCGTTTTCCATTCTCCCTCACCATATGAAGATTCTTTAGGCAGATAATAATTTTGATCAGCCCATTCAACTGGCGTCACCGGCAATGCCCTTATCAGGGGCTGTAATGCTGTTGTGACAGCACTCATCATATTATTCAGTTGTTGCTCTGATATATTCATCGAGTAAATCCGGTAATTTATCCCCCGCCCGCGCACACTGATTTGCCCCCTTCGCAATAAGGGTTTTCAGATGGTCAAGATGGCGCGGTGTTAAATCAGGAAACTGTCGCTGCATGGATAAAGGGATGGAATCAAGCGTACTGGATAACGCCATTGCCAGCTTGCTGAGAGCAAAAATACAGAACCCGGTATCAATAAGTTTTCCTTTTGACACCTCATTTTTTAACTGCTGTGTAACAGCCTGTTCTGCTGTCAGTTCCCATCTGGCAATAAGCAATTTCTCCTCATAGTCGTCTTCGCTAACGCCATCAGGCACATCGTTTTTACTTCTTCTCAGATACGATATGTAAAAATCGCGCCAGGCATCCAGATCCAGTTGCCCTCGCTTATTCGATATCGGGGCACCCGGCAATTTCTGCAATCTGCGAAGCTGGCGATCGGTCAGACTTAAATGCCTGGCAACTTCAGTCTGCGTAGCCACTCCTCACCTCGCAAAAACTCTCACTTCACAATCACAACAAAACCGGTCATGTCCGGCTTACATGTCTATTTTTTGTGCATGCCCGGTTCACAGAAGACCTCTTTTTTTATTTTTCATATAGTTAACTTGAAGAGAAACCGGACATGGTTCCCGGAAAATTTTCATAAATAGCGAAAACCCGCGAGGTCGCCGCCCCGTAACCTGTCGGATCGCCGGAAAGGACCCGCAAAATGATAATAATTATCATCTATATGTCACAACGTGCATCTACGCCATCAAACCACGTCAAATAATCAATTATGACGCAGGTATCGTATTAATTGATCTGCATCAACTTAACGTAAAAACAACTTCAGACAATACAAATCAGCGACACTGAATACGGGGCAACCTCATGTCAACGAAGAACAAAACCCGCAGAACAACAACCCGCAACATCCGCTTTCCTAACCAAATGATTGAACAAATTAACATCGCTCTTGATCAAAAAGGGTCCGGGAATTTCTCAGCCTGGGTCATTGAAGCCTGCCGCCGGAGACTGTGCTCAGAAAAAAGAGTTTCTCCTGAAGCAAACAAAGAAAAGAGTGACATTACTGAATTGCTCAGAAAACAGGTCAGACCAGATTGAAGCAATTTAGATAATCGTGCAGACTACGCCCCCTCATATCACATGGAAGGTTTATCTATGGATCAGGTAGTCATTTTTAAACAAATATTTGATAAAGTTCGAAACGATTTAAACTATCAATGGTTTTATTCTGAGCTAAAACGTCACAATGTCTCACATTACATTTACTATTTAGCCACAGAGAATGTTCATATTGTATTAAAAAATGATAATACAGTGTTATTAAAGGGCCTAAAAAACATTGTGTCTGTCAAATTTTCAAAGGATAGGCATCTTATAGAAACGACCTCTAATAAGCTGAAATCCAGAGAGATCACATTTCAGGAATACAGAAGAAACCTTGCTAAAGCAGGAGTTTTTCGGTGGGTTACAAATATCCACGAACAAAAAAGATATTACTATACCTTTGATAATTCATTACTCTTTACTGAAAACATACAGAGCACATCACAAATGTTTCCACACTAAACCATAACGTCCGGTTTCTTCTACCCCTGCACCGGACTGGCTGACATGAAGAGCAACCCCGCGTTCAGTTGACGCGTTAATAACCCGGTGTGCATCGTTTTTGATTATTCCCGCACACTCACGCAGAAGGAATTCCCCGTCGGGCTACGGTCATGGTTAATGCGGGAATACGGCGACGATACAGCGCATGATGTGTCAGGCTTGAATACCTTTATCCGTTAAAAGGGATATCAGTTAAGTTATCCCGTGCAGGGTATAAGCCATTATCAAGCCCCCCGTAGATAGGCTTTGTAATGACATCTTCAATTAATCAGCAGTTCAGGCTGTGTCACCTGCAAGATGTATTCATGCTCGACAGCCAGGACACGCTTCTCTTTCTTCCGTTCGTTCATTAACCGACTGCCGATCGTACCTTTCAGCTTTGAGCGTGTTTCTTTGGTGGCGTAGCGGTGCTGCATTTCTTCGCCAATTGCCATGCGGCGGCTCAGTTGCTCTGCCATCCAGTTGAATGCTGCGATATAGCTCTCCTTGATTGCCGCAGCAGCTTTCCCGGTGAACCCCATCACAACCATGATCCAGCCATCTTTCGTCAGGCTGTACATCGGGCGAACCTTGCCCTGCTCATCGATATAATCAGCCGACGCAAAATTGCGTTGGCTAAACTCACGCGAGCAATCAGCCTTAACCTGCTCGATTTTCCTGAGAACATCACCGTGTCGCTTGCCGAAGTACTTGGCAATTTTTCTGGATGTGGTAACGACCTCTCCGTTTTTGGCTTGCACCATTTCTCGGAAGTCGAAGGCTGGAATAACTGAATGATTATTCATAGCGTCTTTACCTTTTAGAAAGTGAGCCTGTCTCACAGAAAAGCCGCCCGAGAGAGGTCGCCACCTATAACGGCATTTCTCAGGCTCGCTTACTGAAAGGCTCTCGTTAATATGCGCGTGAGATGCGCTGTGAAATTCAGATATAAAAAGCCCCGCGAATGCGAGGCTAAATCCTGGTATTTGTAATGAACTGGCTCTTATCTCAACGCAGCCCCTTACTGCGCGCCAGATGCTCAATATCAAGCATCAGCAATGAGATGTTTAATCTGGATTTACTCCAGAAGTGATCACCACCCTGTCTACAGAGCCAGATGTGAAGGATGATGAGTAAAATTATTGCTATCATCGAAGGCATTGCGTCCTAATGTATTCCTGAAGCGTTCTCAGTGCTGTTTGGTCGCGGATAATTCCGTCCCGGATATCGAGAACGTTTCGTCCAGCAACTGGAGAGAGTTCGACGGTGGCATCATTGCCCATGCCGGAGGCGCTGGAGGTTTCGGCTGAGGATGGCACAGGGCATTTTCCTTTGACGAGCACCCTGCCACCATTATCAAGCTTCCGCAGAAGAGCATCATTTTCAGCTTTCGCATCAGCTAACTCCTTCGTGTATTTTGCATCGAGCGCAGCAACATCACGCTGACGCATCTGCATGTCAGTAATTGCCGCGTTCGCCAGCTTCAGTTCTCTGACATTTTTGTCGCGCTGGGCTTTGTAGGTAATGGCGTTATCGCGGTAATGATTAACAGCCCATGACAGGCAGACGATGGTGCAGATAACCAGAGTATAAATAATCGCTGCGACTCTGCTCACTGATCTATCCCCCAACAGGCTAATGCGCTTTCCTGGTCACGACGAATAACCTGTCCATAGCAGTTATTTGAACGTATGCGGCAATCGCGCCCACCATCTTTTATCCACCAGCGAATCGCCTCGCATGCGCCCTTACGATCACCGGCATTCAGCCGCTTATAAAACGTCGACGGGAAACACTTACCGGGGCCAATGTTATAGGGACAGAATGACGCTATACCCGCTTTCTGTGGTTCGGTCAGTGGTACTTTAATATTGCGCTCCACCCATGCCAGCGCCTTATCACGTTCAATAGCGTTAACCTGGTCGCATTTTTCCTTCGACAGCCTCATTCCCGGTATGACGGGCTTACCATCCACCATTGTGGCACCACGACAGATGGTCCATATACCGGAACCATCGCGGTATGCCGTTGTGTGGTTACCTTCTTTTTCATCCAGAAACTGGTCGAGAATATCAGGCGCAGGCGCACCGACGGCAATCAGTGCCAGAACGGCAGCCGACAGGCCGTATCTGATTTTTGCGTTCATGGATATTTATCAGGATTTATCGGTTTCTGAACCCTGGATATGTTTATCTGTCCCGGCCTGTTGAATCAGGCAAGGAATAGTTAAATACAATAGAGAGGATTGTTTATGGACAATAGCACCATTTCTCTACAGGAGTTGCTCGACTGCATTTCCAAGCTTCGGGATGATGTAAATGCCCTTACTGTCGCATTTTCATATCTGGCATTCTCAATTCCCAAGGAACAAATGCAACCAACACTGGCATCGCTCCAGCTTGAATCACTCAACCCCAAATGGTCCCAGCAACAACAAAATTCTTTCAAGTGGCTGGCGGTATTACTGGAAGAAAAATATGCTGGTGAAATTACCATTTCGGCGGAGTCTTCAGTGAACCAGTAATTCTTCCCGGCAGTTTTCCTTTGTAGGTTATCCACACACCCTGCGCCTCTAAAATTATGGGGCGCTTTTCCGGTGACTGCTCATCCCCTTCACATAACCCGGCAGCAACATCCAGGAAGACCTGTCTGATGCTCCTTCTGGCTGCTGCCTCATAAAACTCCAGCGCGGCACCTTCAACACGGTCCAGCGAGATGTCCAGGTCTAAAATTTCACCGTCAAAGCGTTTTTTGTCCCGTAACGCTAAAGTTACCGTAACTGTATTCTCAAAATTGCGGATCCCTTTCACAATCAGTTCATAGTTTTGAGTCATTGAATTACTCTCCCCGTGCCGCCTTACGACGGTCCTCTCTGATTTTGAAATACAGGTTAGTCAGATATGTCAGCAGCCCAAACAGCAGACTTCCCAGCACGCCTATTGCCGCCCACTGAGACGGGGAAACCCTGTCCAGCAACTGCAGGAACCAGTAGCCCGTTCCCACCGCTGACGTGGTGTATGACACACCTGTTGTGATTTTTTCCATCTGGTCCATACCCCGTCTCCCGTTATCCGGAAGCTGACAACAATAAAAAAGCCACCAGTTAACTACTGATGGCTCTGATAACTCATGCAAGCGTCTCAGACGACCCACTGACACTACCGGTGAGTTTAACGATACCTTCCATTTGACTGGCTCACTTTTTATGATGATGCCGGTGCATTTATCTCCAGCGCCAGACTTTCTATCTCAACGCCATACGTTGCATTTTTGGTAATATCCGTCAGCGTCAGTGCATTTAGTCCCACTGCCAGACTGTCTTTTATGGCCTGGAATGCCGGGCCAGTACGATGACGTAGTATCACTCCGGCTCAGTTGCACCACTGACCACCACATCACCTTCTGCTGCAATCGCCTGCATCAGGGTATAAGGGGTTATGGCCACCGGACTACCAAACGGCTGCCAGCCCTCTTTCAGTTTATGTGTCAGCTTTTCCGCAAGATCTGACGGCGGCGCCGCCCTGACAACATCATAGTGTTTAAATGCCATGGTTCTTTCCACTATCTGAAAAATAATTCTTTAAAATACCTGACATGTAATACAGAAAAAACACAAAACTATACCTTAAATAAAAACCTGATTATCAAGCAGATATGCATGGATAAACTACAAGACGAGATATAAACCACCCTGCATTTAAATAAACAATAAACAACATCAGAAAAATAATTCTGCTCTATGGTTTACATTCAAAAATATCATTTATACTTTTCAGGACATCACCAGCAAGGCATAAACAAGGAAACCAAATGAAGTGGATTGTGATTGATACAGTTATCCAGCCATCATGCGGAATATCTTTTTCAGTCATATGGAGTAAAATAAAATTAATAATCTGGTATCAATCGGATGCTTTCTTACCTCCTGAAAGTATATTTACACTGACTCACACAGGCATCATGCTCAATAACAAAGTGCTACCTGTAACCATTTACAACGTAGTACCATTCAATAAAACATTCTGGAATTTAATCAAAAACAGCCAGGAATGCCCTACAAATACAGATAACGTATTGAATGAATGCTTTAATAACCGTTGCACTCTGCAAATATGTCCTTATGGACTAAAACAACAAAGTCCATAAGGAGTTTACTCACATCTGACAAAATCAATATAAACAGCCCCTCCGGAGAGGGGCTGGAGAGTGGCGCTATGTGCCATTGCATGGTGCCGGGTGCCTCCCGGTGAATTCAGTACCAGCACCTGAATCCGCGATTATCCCATATACCTACTCGCTGATTGCCCCTCCGCACAGGGGGATTCACCATGCCAGTTTCTTTTAACAAACTCCCCGCAAACCAGACAACAGTCAACCGCCTGAATTGTGAAGTATTTAAAAATTTCTCCCGCTAACTGATACCCGGCTAACAGTCTGGCGTTTTCTTTTTCAGCAACGGAAAAGCAACAACCACCACACCTGCCACCAGCACACCGTCAGCCAGCACTGACATTATCCGGCTGCTGCAATGCCATTCACAAAAACAGTAAGCAATCACTTTTTACCGTAACAGGTGATAATCCAGATATGTATCTACCCCAGATGAGTAATCCGAAGTTCATCCATACCACAGGTCCTGGCTATTCTGTTGTACTCCTGAACAAGAGCAAATAATTCTGAATTAGCAACCATGAACTCATCGCTAACCCTCTGTATAGCATCACTATTCAGAATAATAACGTCTCTTCCCGAAAGACGATCAGGAGTACAAAACAAAACTGTCAAACGGCTGAAGGCCTTTGCTCGTGCTGCATTGACTATATCAATACGCTGCCTAAGGATGAAACACCCCGACGCCTCATCAATATTCACTCTACCCACACCATATGAATGATAAATATTTAATGCTGAAAAAACCATTAGACCGTATAACAAACACTCAATCAATACTTAACAGAACTTTTATTTTTGACAAACATATAATATTTTCAACAATATCCTGAGCCAGGTATATTCCAGTATAAGGCTCTGCCGGAAGGAATCTGGAAGAATGAATATGGCGCGTTGTACTGGATTCGAACCACTGACCGATTGCTTAGAAGGCAATTGCTCTGTCCTGCTGAGCTAACAACGCAGAATACCGATAATGGACCACCATCGGGGACCCGAACTCCGCGCAACCAGCTTCGAAAGCTGGCGCTCTTTCCTGATGAGCTAATGGCGGTATGTGATGGTGGCCCTTGCTGGATTTGAACCAGCGACCTGGCGATTATGAGTCGCTCGCTCTCACCACTGAGCTAAAGGGCCGGGAGCAGAATAATAACGGTCCGTAATTAATTCCGCAATAAAAAACCCGCTCGGCGGCGGGTTGTAGAAACTCTTCTAACGTCAGGCATAAAAAGCCCATCGTTATGACGAATTTACCACAGATTCCGGAAAAATCAACCTTGTTACCTAGTTACCTTTTTTAACTGCCGCTCAGCCCATGCTTCTTCAATATCAAACCGGGTCACCAGCGCATCATAGAATTTCTTAACTGTTTTTTCCCATGACGCGCGTGTTATCTGGTTTGTCACCTCGCATATAGCATTAAATACCTCCGTTGATGGTAGTCTTTCATAGCCACGACCACCACAACGCTGGCAGTCTCTGATAACAGGCATACCACGTTTTACCGACTCTTCACGGTGAATGGCGACACCACGCCCACGGCAATCCTTACAGGCGGTGGAAACCTCACCCTTTCCGCCACACTCCGGACAGGCAACTTTTACCACCTCCCTGACTTTTTTCCATTCTTCCCAGTAAGACGGATACACACCTTTCGTACACTTTGCCCATACCGGCGGCTTACCATCCGGATACTGGACCTTGTTTGTAAAAACTACGCTTTCAATAAATTTTTCCCCATAGCAACAAGGGCACTGCTTTTTACTCGCTGCGCTGCGGGCATAATCCTCAAAAGCGTACGAAGCCATAATGCGCATCACTACCGGTTTTATTTCTGCCGGAAGTTTTCTCAACGCCGCCACACGATCGCACCGACTGAGTGCATAATCTGCCAGTAATTCTGTTGCCCGCGCCCTGTCATTCATACTGATGCCCATTTTCCCCAGGAACGCAGAAAAACCCATCTCAGCCCGATTCTGTGTCATGCCCTGCGCGGCCATCACATCAGTGATACTCAGCGCATCTTTTGACGTTGAGGCCGATGCATCGGTCAGGCCAGGGGATTTTGGGGAGTAGTATTTCGGTAAATCTTCCAGTTTCATTTTTTGACCTGCTCTTAATGCATTATGGGGTAAATCTTCACCCCCAGACGTCCACCAGATACTGGCTGACCACGAACGATATTGATTTCATCAAACTGCTCATCGTCCATTAACACTCCCGCATGCGTCAGCGCATCCAGCGGTGCTTTCAGGATATTGTCCAGGTCGCGACGACGCTTATCCGGTGGCTCTGCAATCACCTTTATCGCCAGCCTTCCGGACAGGTTTAATTTCAGCCGCTGCTGGCGAACAATTAGCGCCACATCACGGCGATAACGCTTTCCGGCCTCCGAGATGAAATACGTATTGCCATGACGTCGCCAGTAGGTATTCACCGTCGGCGGGTAAGGCAAAACAAATTCTATGCGTTCAGTCATTCATGCTTTCCACTTCAGGACACCCGAATTTCTCGCGTGCATTAAAAAACGAATCAGCAACAACAGCTGGCTGCCGTGTTTTTCTTCAAAATCTTTTACCCCGGCGTGCAGTTCGTTATGACATTTACGGCACAGCGGAATAACAAACAAATCATCAGCCTTTGTTCCCATACCTCCCAGGCCATGACCAATGATGTGATGCGGATCATCTGCCTGATTACCGCACGTCATGCATTTCTGCGTTTTTACCCAGCGCGTGTATACAGGCATCTCTTCCCGTTGTGGTTTCTGGCGCTGGAGATACTGAGCCGGAGACTCCGGATCAACGGCGATGCTTACTAACGTCTTTTCCTGGAGTGGGGGCTGTTGCTGGTGGACGTGAAGTGGCAGCGCAATATTTTTTGTGCGCTGCTTCAGTATGCTGGTGGCAGTCTGTTCTCCCGGTACGATGTCACTCTCACGGTATACGGAGCGGATTTTTTCCACCGGTAATCCCAGTGAACGACACAATACAGACTCCGGAAGCGCATCAGCCACCTGATTGCAGACCGCCCACCAGGATAATTCGGCCAGCGATAACTCCCTCTCCTGCGTACCGCTGATTGCGTGACGGATGACGTCAATCATCCATGCTGACAAGTTTTGGTGAGCAAGTTGCTCAAGTGATTCTGAGGTCTGGTCACACAACTGGTTGTCGCAGTGCCAGCACAACACCATTGCGCCGGTACCATAACGGTGAATGACGGTTTCACTGTGGTGATAATCACCGTGTGGCCACTGGCAGGATTTAATATGGCGCAACAGCCAGTCAGACAGTGCACCAGCGCCGCCAGCAGCACGAATCACACGCTCATTGCTGAAAAATGGCAGTAATGATTTATCCTCCGCCAGCGGCTGGCGAACGGCAGGGACGACTCCGGATGGCAGGCCGCACATGCTTTTCGGTTCCGGCTCCACCAGCACTCGAGGATTATGAAATATCTGTATGGATTCACGGCCCGGCTTAAGGACCACCAGCCTAAGCTCAGGCACCAGAACAGGTCTAAGTAATACCCGCACGTTACCTCCAGATCCGTTGCTGGAAAGTGCGGGACGGACGTGGTGGGCGTTCGGAATAAGGCAGCCTGACAGAGATTATCCAGTGCCGATAGTCGAGACTGAGAGCTTTCTTAACCTCGAACCCGCGCCTGCGGTAAGAATGAATCAGCCATTCGGCCTGTTCTTCAGTACATGGTGGGTGTTGGTACCAGTCGGTTTTAAATGCGTGTGAACGCCGCTCATGCCGGATGGCAAGGTCGGTATCAGAATTGTGAAATTTGGTTTTGTGCGCCATCTGTTTTCTCTGCTGGCGCAGCAGGTGTCAGGTGTTCAGGCTGACGTGCGAATTGTAAACCAGAATGCCAGGAAAAAACAAAACCCGCCGAAGCGGGTTAAGTGCGGGTGCGTTGAGGATGCCTGACACATCAGAGGTGGCGAGGGATTTCTCCCCCGCCAGGTCTCTTACTCCTCGGGTTCGTAAGCTGTGAAGACAGCGACCTCCGTCTGGCCGGTTCGGATTCGTACCTCGCAGAGGTCTTTCCTCGTTACCAGTGCCGTCACTATGACGGTTAAACAGATGACGATCAGGGCGATTAACATCGCCTTTTGCTGCTTCATAGCCTGCTTCTCCTTGACCTTTCGGTCCGTAAGAGGCTAATCTCTATGTGTCGCATAGATATGGCCTCAGATTAATGTTAAGCGTCTTGCAGGACGCGTAATGTTAACTGGGGCTTTTCTCTATCTGCCTTTTGGTGTTCATGCCTGAGACAGATAGCCTCAAGCACCCGCAGTCATTCTACTTAACTAAGATTTCCCCGCAAACCGTTTTTGTCCGGCACAGTAAATATCCAACTAAACCAATGGCGTTCGCTGTATTTACCGCCAGTATTCAATGCACATGACCGCCATGAACACCCCTAAAAAAAGGGCATTTATATGTCCAAACATTAATATCAAAACATCAACTTTTTCCATATACCTTGCTGTGAAGATGATGGGCATACATGATGCGAACAACCAGAACGCAACAAACAAAAACTGCAATGCGTTTTTCATTATTCCCCCTACAATCAATGTGCAATAACATTTAAACACACCTCAATTTGGCCGGACATATAAATATCTAAACCAGAAAAAATCACTTACATAGCGTTACAAACTCTTTAGTCTAAATATTCATCGCAAAATATTCCCCATACTTATCAGCCCGTTCTGCGCCAGGTAGCTCATTGCCTTATCTGGGAATCTGTAATCAGGTTTCCGGATGCTGGTGGATTTTCGCGTTTTAGTTGTTCATAAAAGTGCACAGCTTTAACCAGTTCTTCTGATGTCACCGGAACTGGCGGGGCAGCGAATAAGGCCTGAATTTCATAGTTCGGCCTGTCGTTGCAATCCTCTTTTGTCGGTACATATTTCCAGTCACCAACCCACAGATTCTCCTGAAAGTCCGTAACGCCTTTTTTCACGTAGCGATATCGCCATGCAACTGGTTTTGCCTGCCCTGCCGTTTCATGCCCTTCCTGATAATTAATCTCGCTCATTCATCGCCCCACTCATCACAATATGCTTCGACCGGAGTTTTTCCTGCTTCATAATCATCACGCCATGCTTCAGCATCAGCAGCACTGCCACCACGTAACTCTGCATAGTCCATTAACAGTTCATGCCATGCTTCAAAACTGACGTTGTATTTAGTTGAACCAAAATCAGCCATTTTGCTCTTCCTCTTCGTCTTTTATTTCGTGATATGAGTAATTGCAGTAGTTAAAGAAAATATCTTTTGCTTCGTCATGTATTTCATCAGGCGTCGCATCATCATCCACTTCGAATTCATCCTCGAAATCTCCACCGGCTATTCCCGTTTCAATAATTATTTTAAACTTTCGCATTTAACTACCGCCCTTTCGGGCGGCCTCCTGATGTTCTGAGGGTGCAGAAATCCCTCCGGTTAAGGATTAAATTTTTAACAGAGCTAAATTTAATTATTCAGTTCTGGATTTTGTCGCCCTGCGTATCCGCGCTTTCGCGTTACGCTCAATCTGAATTAGCTTTTCTATATTTTTTCGCCTTTCCCGCTCCTCCTGACGCAAGAGCCTTACATCATCTGCCAGTCTGGTTTCTCTTTTCGCCACAGAGAGCATCCAGTCAAATGGTTCCACAACTGCACCGCAGATTTTACAGCGGACCTGACGCTCTTTTTCGTCAACCCGGACAGAGGCGTGATGACAATATGGTCTTTCCGATGGCTCATAAAGAAAATTAACCTGATTACGAGGGTCATCCTCTTTTACCGGAAATAAAACGATATTGCTTAACTCATCCTCTGGTTTTATTTCCATGCTCCTCTCCTTTGATGCGAATGCCAGCGACGCGTAATGCGTGTTCCAGGTCAATCAGGTAAAGCCAACTGCCATTTTCTTTAGGTATCATGACATGTCGCTCATCTGCATTTATCGGGTGTCCATATCGAAGGTCGTAGCGAGTCGGTAATTGAACTTCCCGCGCTTCCAGTTCAGCAATACGCTTGCACCCATCAGAGATAACTCCCTCGTAATACTCGCGCTGCTCGTTGAGTTTTGATTTTGCTGCTTCAAGCTCAACGAGCAGCTTCCCAACCGTAAGCGCAATATCCTCGTTCTCCTGGTCGCGGCGTTTGATGTATTGCTGGTTTCTTTCCTGTTCATCCAGCAGTGCCAGCACGGTAGCCGGGTTAGCCTCTGCTATGAACTCAGCGTTTGCATAAGCCTGAGCATCTGTTTCAATCAGGCAGTTAACATGACGTTCCGCAATCACGCCACCGGGTTCTCCTTTCCATTTTTGACAAACAAAAACTCCTGTTAAATTGCCGTGTTGGTTAACAGATGTATGCCCTACGATGTAGCTTCCTTTAGTTGCTTTCTCTGCCTTTTCACGCAGTACCTGATAGTTAATCTCGCTCATTTTTCTCTTCATTCCGGTATACAAGAATTACAACGTCACCTCTGCTAATTACGCGAGCTGGATCCCCTGGTTCCATGCTGTCAATCCCGAAGGCTTCGAAAAATGCATCCATTGCCTTCTGGCGTTGCTCCTGCTTACGGCGTTTATTCCATTTTTGAACAACAGTGACAGCCATCGTCCGCTGCAGAACATGATGTAGAAATAACCAAGAAGTGCCAGGCCGGTGTTCAGGGCCATATCAATCGTTATCGCCGGGTCAATATTCACTGCCCACCTCCTGAAAAATCACCGCATGGCCCAGTTTCTCCGCCAGTGCCAGCTCAGCCCTTGCACCTGCCGACTGCTGCCAGCCTTTCAGCATGTAAACCGCATCCACGCAACGGAGCATTGCCATGCAAATATCCATGTAGTGTGGTTGAGTCAGCCCGTCCGGAAGTACTGCCGGGTTTAAAACGGTATGCCCTTCCCGTTTCAGCGCATCTTCCGCCCTGTGAAACGCCTCGCGGTTGAAATTTTCATATCCCGTCATCGGACCGGCGATATAAATCCTCACCCTCACTCCTGAACCCTCCTGTCGAAATAAACGTAGTTATTCACTGCGCCCAACTTCATCCCAAACTTTTCGGCAATTTCCCGTCGGGGTACGCCACGCTGATGCAGTTGCCGCGCCAGCTCAATATCACGCTGTGAATATTTTGCCGACGGGTGAAAATCACCCCGTAAAATCATGCTGATACCCAGTTCCCGCGCTTTCGTCCTGACGGCTGACTCACTACGACCAATCAGATAACCGATGCTTTCGACTCTCATCGTTCCCGCACACTGCCGGAGTATCAGGATTTCAGCCCAGCGCCACTTCTTCCAGCCACTCACCGCTGCTGCTCTCTGGTGGCGGTAATATCCCGGAGAATATCCCTGTGTTTGTTCAGTTCCCGCAGCGCAGCACAGACTCGCTCCCACTTCTGGACATCACTTTTCGCCCGGCGCAGCTCGCGGTTAGCCACATGCAGCGATGGTAGAATCAGGTCATCTGCTTTCATTTCGGTGATCGATGGCTGTAACCTCACAATGTCTTCCACGATTTCTGTTTTCATTTCTTCCTGTGCCATCATTTCCTGTACTGGTAACGCAACACCTGCTGGCTGAGGAAAGGCTTTACCATCGGTTTCCGCTACGGATGCAGCTTCCGGCTCTGCCGGTAAATCAGCGCCCGGTATGCAGTAACGAAATTTACCGCCCTGATTCACGCGAATCAGACGCCCTTTGCTGATTGCCATGGCCAGCGATGAATTCGCCCGGCGCGAGGTAATCCCGAACATCAGTGCCAGCTCATCCGCCGTTTGTGGGCCATGTTGTTCAATCGCCTCAGTCAGCATTTGCGCTGTCACTTTCGGTACCGGTGACACCGGTTCACTTTCACCAGCCTGAATCAGCCACCACATCGAACCCTTGTTATCCGCTTCACCGCGGCGCTTCAGTTTCCACAGTTCGTTGACCGCATCTTCACGGCTGATTCCAAGGCGGGCCGCCACTACCTGTGAAGAGGCTCTTTTCAGTGCTTTCAGTGCGTCAAATACGGTTTCCATTAATATTTCCTCCGGACAAAATTACTTCACAACCCTCATATTGCTGACATTTGGACGCCAGCTATCCCAGTTAAACGTCACCCATCGACCACCGTTCATGGTCATGCGGTCCATAATCCTCTCACCAAGAAGCGTACTCATTGCGGCATGATTCAGGTTTGTTAACATCCCGACACTGCACAGTGATGCTGTCCGGCGATCAATTATCTGGTGCAATACCACCTGCTCGTTTTTCGTCTCCCGCTGAACGCCTATTTCATCCAGGACCAGCAAATCAACCCCGCAAAGCTCCTGTAAAAATTTTTCCCCGGATTTGCCGTTGTCGTAGCTGTCATGCAACACGCTCATGACGTCAGACACGGTGACGATAATCACGCTGCGCCCCTTCACCATCAGCCGGTTGCCCATCGCCGCTGCAAGGTGATTTTTCCTGGTGCCGGTTTTACCGCTGAACACAAAATTCGTGCACCCGGTCATCAGTTCGTCAGCTATGGATTTGGCCTGGCTCAGCGCGTATTTTTGCCCGTCGTTCTGCACCTGATAATTTGCAAACGAGCATTTGCTGTGCAGAGGCTGGATGCCCGAACGATTCAGGATTTTTTCCACCCGCAACTGGCGATTCTGGCGGTTAATCTCCTCGCTGCGTTTTCGTCCTTCAGCAAGTTGCCATTCCCGCCACTCCTCCACCGTCCGGTACGGTGGAACCGACCCCTGTGGTGCAAGTCTGCGAATACGTTCAAGAACCCCAACTGCCGCAATGTTTTTCATGACACGTCACCCCCTGAATCCCGGCGGTATTTCAGTGTCCGGTTCAGAAATGTGATTCACGCAACGCTGCGCAGGCGAACGCCCCAGGCGGATAACCAGTTCATCCCATTTTTCCCGGAGTTTTGCCGGACTCATGATGTTTTTTACCCAGAACGAATCCCGCTGGAGACGCCCAAACATTTCACAAATTTGTCTGTGAGTTCTGCCATCCAGCATCCGCATTGTGCGAACGTCATTGGCCCATGCTGTCCAGTTGGGTTCTTTCGGTCTAGTGATCTCGCCATCATCGCTGGCCGCCTGCTCGTAAAGACTCACGATTCGTCCCCAGATCCACTGTGCGCACACCAAATCTTCCTGACTTCCCCACTGGCGTTTTTTCGCACTGAACACAACCGCGTCAGGGTGTCGGGTTAAAAAATCCTGTTCAGCCGTCTGCGGGTCCGGTTGCGAAGCGTCCGGACAAGAAGATCTTTTATCTGACGGATCAGGTTTTAATACTGACGGATCGGGGTCAATCATCGCCCCCCTAATCGGCAGTTTTTTATCAACAGTTGATCCATCAAAATTTGACAGGTCAACCGTTGAGGGGTCAATATTTGACGGGTCAACTGTTAACGGGTCATTTTTTGCCGGGCTAATTTTTCTTTTCGGTTTATATGACTCACGCGCCGCCGCCGCAGCTGCTTCGAGTTTTTCCACATTAAGCCGATAGATATTGCTTACATTACGCCCACCGACCTTACGCTCTTCCTTCGTCAGCCAGCCCTCTTTCGCCAGTTCTGCAATAGCCGATTTCACTGTGGATTCACTTCTTGCACCGATCTGACGCCGGATAGTTTCAATGGCAGGCCATGACACGCCCTCGTCATTGCTGTAGTCTGCAAGACGGGCCATAACCGCCACCCTGGATAAGATCATGCCGGTGAAGGCGCACCCTTCCCAGACAAGACCATGAAGCTTGCTGCTCATAAAACCCCCGAACACCGTGCTTTTAGTGCATCACCACAGCATTCCCTGCCGGGCCGCCGCGATTCATCTGGTCATACAAAACAACCGCTGACGCAACAAAATCATCGACATCCTTCACCAGCCGATCCCTCCGTTCGACGATCTCACGGTAATATTCAGAACTGTGGCTGCGCATACGGGCCACCAGCAAAGGCGGCATCGCCTTTTCGATCGCCGGTAACAGAGCCTGCATTTTTTCAACAGCATCAGGGGTGTCTTTATCCAGCCAACGGAAAATTTTCTGGGTATTACGGGCCAGGGCTTCCGGATGGCTGTCGTCATACAGTTCCGGGAACGTCATTCCCAGCTCGAAATACGCTTTGGTAATTTTCGCAGCCGGTACTTTTTCGCCGTCCGGATGCGCCCAGACATTCATCGCCATGCGGATGTGTTCATGCTTGATTTTCATGAATCATTCTTTCCTTCGTTCGAGGTGCTATCCTGCTTCTTGTAAAGTTCTGGGTTGTATTTCAATTCACCGTTAGTAATTTCATCCAGTTCCATTGCGCGAAGTTTGGGAATAACTGCTTTCCACCGCACAACAGCCACATGTGAAATTCCAAGAGCCTCAGCTACTAGTCGCTTTTTTTTGAAATAGCGCAGAACATCATCTTTGAACATAAAACTCTCCTGTTATTTCGAGCAGAAGGGTAACAATAGTTACATAACAATGTCAACCATAGCAACATCACTTGGTAGTAACATTGGTTACATGAAAAACACTATCAGCGAACGTATTCGGAATCGTCGAAAAGACGTTGGATTAACCCAACAGCAGGTTGCGAAAGCAATCGGCATATCTCGTGTATCCGTAACAAAATGGGAAAATGGCTCTTCAAAACCTGACGGTGAGAATTTGTATCTACTGTCAAAATTGCTTTCCAAATCTCCTGAATGGATTCTTTATGGAAAGGACTGTCACGATAAAACCGATGATCTGCGTCTGAATCAGTACCCTTACATTAGTGACAACATCGCCCGGTTGCCCGTTTTAACGTGGGAACAGGCTGGTTATTGGGATATGAGTTGTCCAGTAACCAAGATTCCTGGTATTAATAACTGGGTTGATGTCATGACAAAAACCGCTGAAAACTCTTTTTTATTGCATGTTGAGGGAGATGCGATGACAAACTCTAACGGCCTCCCAACCATCCCCGACGGATCTACCGTGCTGATCACACCATGCTCAAGTAACATTAGAGAACTGGTGGGAAAAATAATCTTAATCCAATTGGAAGGAACGCCAAACGTAACACTAAAAAAAGTTGCGATTGACGGACCAAACATCTATTTGTTGTCACTGAATCCGCTTTACAAACCCATCGAACTGAATGGTGGTTACACCATTAAAGGTAAAGTTTCACAAATACATCAATACTTAGACTGAGTCAGAACCCGCATTCATTGCGGGTTTTTTATGCCCTCAAATGTACCTTTTGCAACATTGTATTGACTCGAAAGGTAACTCTTGTTACCTTAACAACATACCAACCCACCCCGCCCCACAGAACGCAGGGAAATACTTCGAGTTACCCGGCAGTGGTCAGGGGTTAAGTAGCCAGCCCGAGGCGTAAGAACATGACGGCAGGGTTCAACTTTAATAACTATGCAGCAGGTTTTTGTTCCGCTACCCCGGCGTTAAGGGGAAATGAGGTCAGCATGGATACTATCGATCTTGGCAACAGCGAATCTCTGGTATGTGGCGTGTTCCCCAACCAGGACGGTACGTTCACCGCGATGACGTATACCAAAAGCAAAACGTTTAAAACCGAAAATGGTGCCCGTCGCTGGCTGGAAAGAAACTCAGGTGAGTGATATGGATTTCAACACAATCATGGAAAAGGCTTACGAAGAATACTTCGAAGGCCTTGCCGAAGGCGAAGAAGCCCTCAGCTTCAGTGAGTTTAAACAGGCGCTTTCCAGTTCGGCAAAATCTAACGGCTGATAAGCGAAACAGCACCGCGAGGAATCAGTATGCAGAAACGAGAACCCGTCATCATCGTGCCAGACTATACCGATGATGAACTTTATGAGTGGATACACCAGAAAATTAAGGCTGCGCAGGACCTGAAATGGGCCAATGAAGCCAGGGCTAAGCAGGCTGAAAATCTGTCCGCTCTGGAGCAGGATATCACCAGGCTGGAAAAAGCAGCGGCATTAAGCATTGCCAGAATGATTACATACCCGCGTTAATAGCTAACCAACGAGGCTAATAATGGAATTTAAAGATTTACCAATGCCATTCCAGGAAATGGCAGCGAATGTGGTTCGCTCTCAACTGGCGACTCTTGACCTGAGTACCGTAGAAAAAGAAACCATCGACAATATATCCGGTAACGTACGCCGAGCCTTTATCGGGCTGTACGAAGAGAAGCAGCTCTCTGATAACCAGGATTTACATGAAAAATACTTTCTGGAATTAATGGACATCATTAATAAAGGATTTGGCTTGTTAATGAAAAAGAAAGGGATTCGAATAGCTCCCCTTGAAAATCATTTTACAGCAAGCAGTATTAATTCCTGTGATTTAAAGCATCACACATCCGATGGGAAAGTTGAATCAAACAACAAAATATCAATTAATCATTAATTTATTCACAGGTGAGGTAGAGTGCGTGCGCCGGACACGGATAAGAATCCGGCACTGACAGTTTACTGAAAGGATATTTCCATGAAAAGTCAGACCATAACGCGAAAGCGCACGGCGAGGTAGCTGGTTCATAGATAGCCTGTCGTTAAATTTTCGTCGACCGTGCGCTTCCGGTTGTGACACTCCGCGAAATGGCGCGGCGGTAAGTATGACGGGGTTATTCCTTCCCCGTTGAGGACACCGGGTTGTCAGGTTGACCATACGCTTAAGTGACAACCCCGCTGCAACGCCCTCTGTTATCAATTTTCTGGTGACGTTTGGCGGTATCAGTTTTACTCCGTGACTGCTCTGCCGCCCTTTTTAAAGTGAATTTTGTGATGCGGTGAATGCGGCTATGCGCACGCGGAACAGTTAAAGCAGTAAGGCGGTCTTTTACTGGCGTAACGAGCATCAACTAACCCGGCGTTAATTGTTAACTGGTTAACGTCACCTGGAGGCACCAGGCACTGCATCACAAAATTCATTGTTGAGGACGCGATAATGGAAACGTTATTACCAAACGTTAATACGTCTGAAGGTTGTTTTGATATTGGTGTTCTGCTCAGTAACCGGGAGTTTACTGAAGATGCCATTAATATGAGGAAATATGAGCCTTATCTGCTCAATGATAATTCCATACTTTCCCGAATTGCTCTTCTTGAACTTGGTATTTTCGGAGAGCGTCAATGACTTCAGCATTTGCACTGATGATGACGGTTTTTCTTATAACGGGTGAATCACAGAATGTGATTACCGGAATTTATGCCAGTAAAGAATCCTGCCTCCAGGCAAGAGACGAGCAAAAAATTTCTGGTGAATGCCTCCCGGTAAAAAAAGTATCGCTGTACCTGAATAACGAAACACCGGCTGGATAACCCTCCAGCCATATTAACACCATACCAACGGATTAAAAATGCCAGCAATGGCAGGGATTTGTTCACCCTTAAATCTGTAATGAGGTTTATCAATGAGCACTGATAAAGAAGAATTTGCGCTATATTGCGAAGCAAAAAATGACAAAGTCAGAAAACGTCTGGGAATTAAAGGTGGTTTTTACTGGACTACAGCAAAAAAATTATCTGTTGCCATCTCCCGCTGCATTACCGCAATGGATGACAACGATTATGATGAAGACGACTTTAAAAAACCCGTTCGCGTCCATTTACCCGTTGTGAATGACCTTCCACCTGAAGGCGTGTTTGATACCGAATTCTGCAACCGATACGAAAAAGGCGGGGAAGATGGCATTACAATGGTATTTATCGCGCCCTCTCCCTCCGTGCAGGAGAAACCAGCCAGTACTGACAATACCAACGTCAACGGCGAAGACATGACGGAGATTGAGGAGAATATGCTCCTGCCGGTTTCTGGTCAGGAGCTGCCCATTCGCTGGCTTGCGCAACACAGCAGCGAAAAACCAGTAACGCACGTTGCACGGGAAGAACTTCAGGCATTACATATAGCACGGGCGGAAGAACTGCCGGCTGTTACTGCCCTGGCCATTTCTCACAAAACAAAGCTGCTCGACCCGCTGGAGATTCGCGACCTTCACAAACTGGTACGCGACACTGACAAAGTTTTCCCTAATCCCGGTAATTCAGACCTGGGACTGATAACTGCTTTTTTCGAGGCATACCTGGACGCTGATTACACTGATCGGGGTCTGCTGACAAAAGAGTGGATGAAAGGAAATCGTGTTTCGCGTATCACCCGTACGGCTTCCGGTGCAAATGCCGGTGGCGGGAACAAAACCGATCGCAATCCGAATTTAGTACACACCTTCGATGCGCTGGATGTGGAGATTGCAGCAGCCACACTTCCGATGGATTTTAATATTTATGAAATTCCGGGCAGCGTTTATCGTCGCGCAAAAGAAATCGTCCTGAAAAAAGAAAGTCCGTTCAGGGAATGGTCCGCAGCACTTCGCGCAACCCCTGGTATCCTGGACTATTCCCGCGCAGCTATTTTTGCACTTATCCGAAGCGCCCACCCTGAGTTTTATCACTACCCGGGGCGCCTTCAGGGGTATATCAATGCCAACCTGACAGAAACTGATCACGAGAATCCCACAGCTGAAACGCTCATGGCTGCCCGGCATACACCGGAAAAAGATATCCTGGAAGAAATTAACGGCGGACTGGCTGCTGAGTGCAAAACAGAAGAAGAAAAAAATGATGAAGATAACCCGCAACCATCTGGCGCAATGGCAGATGAACAGGCAACGGCTGAAACAATGGCAGCGGATACAGTTGAACATCATCAGGACCCGCAGCCGCTGGATGACAAGTCACAGGTAAAAGTTACCGCTGACGAAGTAAACAAAATTATGCAGGCAGCCAATATCAGCCAGCCTGACGCCGATAAGTTGCTTGCTGCCTCTCGCGGAGAATTTGTTGCAGGGATTAGCGACCCGAATGATCCGAAATGGGTAAAGGGGATTGAAACCCGCGATTCTGTAAACCAGAACCAGCAAGAATCGGAACAGAACGACCAGAAAGCGGAACAAAACAGCCCAAATGCGTTACAAAACGAGCCAGAAACGAAACAACCTGAACCAGTAGTGCAACAGGAACCGGAAAAGATCTGCACCGCCTGCGGTCAGACCGGCGGCGGCAACTGCCCTGATTGTGGCGCGGTGATGGGCGACGCAACATACCAGGAAACATTCGATGAAGAGAATCAGGTTGAAGTTCAGGAAAATGATCCGAAGGAAATGGAAGGCGCTGAACATCCACACAAGGAGAATGCTGGCAGCGCTCAGGATCACGCCAGCGATAGTGAAACTGGCGAGACGGCAGATCCCTTAATTACGGTGAACGGTCATCATGTTATCACATCCACCAGCAGGACGTGTGACCATCTAATGATCGACCTTGAAACCATGGGAAAAAATCCTGATGCCCCGATCATCTCAATAGGTGCAATATTTTTCGATCCGCAAACCGGAGATATGGGACCGGAATTTAGTAAGACTATCGATCTGGAAACTGCTGGCGGGGTCATTGATCGGGACACCATTAAATGGTGGCTTAAGCAATCACGCGAAGCGCAATCTGCCATTATGACCGATGAAATCCCGTTAGATGATGCACTGTTACAATTGCGGGAATTTATCGACGAAAACTCCGGTGAATTTTTTGTTCAGGTCTGGGGAAATGGAGCCAACTTCGACAACACGATTTTGCGCCGTTCATACGAACGGCAGGGGATCCCCTGCCCGTGGCGTTACTACAACGATCGAGATGTACGCACAATCGTTGAGCTGGGGAAAGCCATAGACTTCGATGCCAGAACGGCTATTCCATTCGAAGGTGAGCGCCATAATGCACTTGATGACGCCCGTTACCAGGCAAAATACGTTTCAGTTATCTGGCAAAAACTGATCCCGAGTCAGGCTGATTTTTAATGTTCAACCGTCGCCAGTTGTCGTTGATATTCTGCAACTGGCGCGTTCCGGAGTGATAGCCATGAGCGAACAGTACCTGATAACGCTCGACGAGTGGAAACCAAAACGGTTCAGTCTCCCAATAACAAACACTACCCTGGTGAAATACGGAAAACTAGGATACATCGTTCCAAGGCCACAAAAAATTCGTGGGCGTTGGCTGATAGATCGCCGAGCAGTATTTGTTGGGCCTGGTGAAACGGGAATTGCGCCGGAAATTCATACTGGCGATGATGATGCACTGAAGGAGATTTTAACTCATGTCACCGAGGCCACGAAAAAACAGCACTGACGTAGCCGGTCTTTACGAAAAGTTTGATCGCAGAACTGGCAGAGTTTACTACCAGTATAAAAATCCTGTGACTGGAAAATTTCACGGACTCGGAACAGACAAAGGTAAGGCAGAAAAAATCGCTTCCACAGCCAATCAGCGAATAGCTGCAGCAGAAGCTGAATATTTCATGCGCAAAATTGATGAAAGTCCGTCAGCAACAAAACGTCGGGGTATCAGATTAAAGGCATGGGTTGATCGATATCTGAAAATACAGGACACGCGACTGAAAAATGGAGATATTGCAGCTACAACTCACAAAGAAAAAACTCGAATGGCTGCATACCTGGTTTCCCGTCTGGGAAACCACCCATTGAAAGAACTGGAAGTAAGAGACTTTGCATTAATACTGGATGAGTGGCTGGATAAAGACATGGTCAGCACAGCGAGAGTAAATCGTGGATTATGGGTTGATATTTATAAAGAAGCACAGCATGCAGGGGAAGTTCCTCCTGGATGGAATCCTCCGGAGGCTACCCGTAAACCGATCCCTAAAGTAACCAGAGCCAGGCTCACCATGGAAGACTGGCAAAAAATTTACAATGCAACGCCTGAAAAACACTTTATCCGTAACGCAATGCTTCTTGCGATTGTTACTGGTCAGCGCCGTGATGACATTTGCCACATGCGTTTTTCAGATGTGTGGAACGAACACTTGCATATCACCCAGGGAAAAACCGGAATGCGTCTGGCGTTACCGCTTACACTACGCTGTGATGCCATTGGGATAACGTTAAAAGAAGTTATTGATGGGTGCCGAGACAGAATATTAAGTCCATATCTAATCCATAGTCGGCACCAGAAACAACCGAAGCCGATGAGTAAAGACAACCTGAGCGACTACTTTGCCAAAGCACGGGATCTGGCTGGGATAATTCCACCAGCAGGAAAAACTCCGCCAACATTTCATGAACAACGCTCTCTATCAGAACGGCTGTACCGTGCACAGGGTATCGATACAAAAACATTACTAGGACATAAAGTCCAGGCAACCACCGATCGCTATAACGATACTCGAGGTCAGGAATGGGTTAAGTTGGTTATTTGA